CGTCTTCACCAATAGACCTTAAGATGTCGTCGAGTGGTGTATTGGCAATTTGCATGCTCACAGATTGTATGTTTCGCAATCCAGTAGCTGCCTTTACGTGGCGTTGCATCACGGAATTTGCTGAGCTGATGTCAACTCTCTTCGCCGATGTGAGACAATTTTCCCTGAGACATCGAACGCCAAGACAAATACGGCGCTGTCGGCTATCAATTTTGATATACTCGGTAGAGGCGCGTGCGGGACAGCCCGCACCGCTGGCTTCCGGGGGCCACTGAAGGGTCCAGCCGGGGTCCAGGCGGCTAACCCACTGACTTTACGGGTCCTTCCTGGCCGTAAACCTATACGGGCGGGCGAAGCGCGCAATATCGCCAGCGTCAGGGTCGGTTTTTTGGGAAGCCACCCCAGCGGGCATCCACCCGCGACCTGCTGAAAACAACAATAAAACAATATCTTGGAACCGGACACGCCGAGTGGCCGCTGGACCCTTTGCGGAGTCCAGGCTGGCTGCCTGTGTCCGGAGTCCAAGAGATCCACATCATCAAGGCGATCTGACCATCATGACCCTGAGCTTTGCCCCGGACGCCATTGAGACCTGGCCGCTGGCCAAGCTCCAGCCCTACGCGAGAAACGCAAAGATGCATGGCGCGGATCAGGTTGCGAAGATCGCCGCCAGCATGGCGGAGTTCGGCTGGACCGTGCCGTGCCTGGTCGCCGATGACGGCGAGTTGATCGCGGGCCATGGGCGCGTCCTGGCGGCAACGCAGCTCGGGCTGACCGAAGCGCCGGTGATCGTTCTGGGCCATCTGACCGAGGCTCAGCGCCGGGCCTACCGGATCGCCGACAACAAGCTGACGGAACTCGGGACCTGGGATGAAGCGCTGCTCTCGGCCGAACTGAACGACCTGCTGGCTGAGGACTTCGACCTCTCGCTCATCGGTTTCGATGACGCTGAACTCGAGGCGTTGTTGGCCGGAGATGTCGATCCTGAAACTGCATCCCGCGAGGGCGAGGACGACGTTCCGGAGACACCTGATACCCCGATCAGCCGTTCTGGGGATCTCTGGGTGCTGGGCAAGCATCGGTTGCTCTGCGGTGACGCGACCGTAGCCACCGATGTCGAGCGGCTACTGGGTGATGTGAAGCCGCAACTGATGGTGACCGATCCGCCCTACGGCGTCGAATACGATCCCGGCTGGCGCAACAAGGCGGGAGCCGCCGCAACCAAGCGCACCGGTAAGGTGCTGAATGACGACCGTGCTGACTGGCGTGAGGCTTGGGCGCTATTCCCGGGCGATGTGGCCTATGTCTGGCATGGCGCGCTGCATGCGACCACGGTTGCCGACAGCCTTGAGGCCTCCGGCTTCAACATCCGGTCCCAGATCATCTGGGCCAAGGATCGCCTGGTGCTGAGCCGTGGGGATTACCACTGGCAACACGAGCCTTGCCTCTATGCCGTAAAAAAGACCGGCAAGGGCCATTGGGCCGGTGATCGCAAACAGACGACGCTCTGGCAGATCGCAAACAAGGATCAGGATGCGGAAACCGTGCACGGGACGCAAAAACCCGTCGAATGCATGTGTCGCCCGATTCTGAACAATTCCAGCCCCGGACAGGCCGTCTACGAGCCCTTCATGGGATCCGGCACCACACTGATCGCGGCCGAAACGACGGGTCGCGTCTGCTACGGGATCGAACTCAATCCGGCTTACGTCGATGTCGCCGTGGAGCGGTGGCAACAGTTCACGGGGAAGGACGCCGTTCTCTTTGGCTCCGATGAGACGTTCAACGAAATCAAGACCAAAGACGCGTGAGGCGATGCATGACCTGGCTCTACCTTCCTCCGGACGCGCTTCCGGAGCCGATGACGCATGCCTGTCCGGCCTCTCGCTCTGTTCCGGAGCTGGCGGCATCGACCTCGGGCTCTCCATCGCCATCCCTGGATACCGAACTGTGGGCCATGTCGAACGGGAAACCTTCGCCGCAGCCACTCTCGTGGCGCGGATGGAAGACGCGGCCCTGGATCAGGCTGTTGTCTGGGACGACGTTGGAACCTTCGATGGCCGCCCGTGGCGCGGCGCGGTGGACATCGTCACTGCGGGCTATCCGTGCCAGCCGTTCTCGGTTGCAGGCAAGCGCCTCGGCACCGAGGATCCGCGCCACCTCTGGCCGCATGTCGCCCGCATCATCGGCGAGTGCGAGCCACCCTTCGTCTTCCTCGAGAATGTCGCCCATCATCTCCGCCTCGGCTTCCCCGAAGTCGCCAGCGGACTGGTCGGCATGGGCTACCGCCTTGCGGCAGGCCTCTTTACAGCGGCGGAAGTCGGTGCGCCGCACAAACGCGAGCGGCTGTTCATCCTCGCCATCCGCGAGGGGGACGACATGGCCGACCCCGCGCGCCTGCTCTGGCACCCGGTCGAGTGGCGACAACCGGACGGAGATGCTGCGGCTGTGGCCGACGCCGAGGGCAAGTGCGAACGAGAACCGGCAGACGAAACCATCGCCCTCGCAAGAAGCGGGCAAACATGGAATGAACCTCGCGACGAGCGCCGCGCTGTGGCCGACGCCGCAAACCGACAGCTTTCGGAGCCGGGGCGGAGACCGGAAACACGAGAAGGGTCTGGATGGCATGGCGCGGGACTGGCCGACGCCGATGGCGAACGACGGCTGCAAGCCGAGCGCGGGCAATCGCAAGACGGCCGATCTGACCCATGCCAGCCGTATGTGGATGACGCCGACGGCGCGCGATCACAAGGATGGGGCGACGACACTGGCGAACACGCCGGTCAACGGCCTGCTTGGCCGCCAGGTCCTGGTGACGCCGATGGCTGGGAGCAATACCTCCGATGTGCGCCGGACCTTGAACCCGCTGTTCGTCGAGGCGCTGATGGGCTGGCCCACCGGGTGGACCGGCTTCGCCTCTGCGGCAACGGCGTGGTCCCCTTGGTTGCGGCGCATGCGCTGCGAACTCTTGCAGCTGAATTGCTGGCCGATGGATGAGGTGGCGGCATGAAGCAGTCGCGCCTCATGTCGCTGGTGGAGTCCGTCGCCAATGTGATCGTGGGCTACTGCGTCGCCGTCGCTACACAAATTCTGATCTTCCCGATCTTCGGGCTGCATACGACGCTGGCGCAGAACCTGAAGATGGGCGCGGTGTTCACGGTGGTGAGCGTTACGCGGTCCTATGTGCTGCGGCGGCTATTCGAGAATTGGAGGGGTTGGCATGCTGCATGTAGACCCGAACGGAGGGTTGATGAAAAACCCCGTCCGACTCTATGCGTGCCGATCAACCGGAGTGACGCGTCCGATCTTCAAATGCACCAACTCCACTCCAAATGGCTTGATTTCATCTCGAAAGGTCTGAAGCAGTTGTTTCGAAAGCACTGATCGTTCCTCCCGAATTTGGGGAAGTGCCTTGTCTTCAAGGCCTCCAATCAGATGGTACCTCAGGCGTTCAGTTATCTTGTTACCTGCCTCCTCCATGCTGCCTAGATTCTTCACGAATGAGAGCGGATCGACAATGCGCCACTCAAAAAGGACACCAACTTGAGCGAGGTAGCCGTCAATCGTGTGTACCATCAGCGGCTTGATTTCATCGCCGCTTCCGCCTTCCTCGTCCCCAAACGAACTCGTAGATTGCGATGCCCCTGACTGCGCCTTTGCTGTTGTAGCGTTGCTGCTCTTTGAGCCGACATAACGGAACACCGCCCACGCTGCGGATATCACAACCAAACCAGCCCCGCTAAAAAGCCATTCACGGTTCTCACTGATCCACTCGATCACTGATGTTGGCCAGTGCTCCATCTTGCCCTTTCAATGCTAGATTGCTGCAGGGACTATAGCGGTCTTTTTTCTAACTCAAAGCCTGTAAACTCGCCCGCGCCCCTCGACCTTCTTGGAGGTCACCTCAAGACCGAGCTTCTTCTTCAGCGCGCCGGACATGGCACCACGAACCGTATGTGACTGCCATCCAGTTGCGACCATGATTTCCTCGATGGTCGCGCCGTCTTCAGCGCGGAGCATCTCGATCAGCTTTGCCTGTTTGGTCCCATTTCGACGCTGGACGGGTTCGCTTGCGCTATCGGTGGGGGCACTTTCGTTCGGTTCGTTGGTGATCCCTAGGGCGCCGTAAGCTAGCGACGTGGAACGCAGGGTTATCGGCCCGCGCTTTTCGTCGTGCCGCCAGACCGTGTTCAGGTCCGTGGCTGCAATCTCCTCGATGAGCCCCTTCTTCAGGAGGCTCTTGCAGACATTGCCAACAGCGCCGCCCTTGAGGCTGGCGGTGACGGGGAACACTGCCCCGTCTTCCCGCGCGCAGGCGGTGGACAGAATGATGGCTTGTGGGTCTGACAGCTGGATCTGGGTCATTGGTTTTCTCCGGTCATCGGGCGCGCGGAATGCGACCCTTCTACCGGGACGAGCCCCGCACATGCGGGGCGGGTCTGCGCGGCTGCACGGTTCAGATCAGGTCGAGGTCTTTCAGGCTGGTTGCCGCATCAATCAGCTGGCTGGTCGGAACCTCGATGGTAATCGTCATGCTGTCGGCATAGGCGCGGACATAAACGCCGCCGTCGTCCATCAGGGCGCTTTCGATTTCGTCGAGGACCGTGGTGATACGGCTTCGGTCGAAATGATCGGGCAGCTTACGGATGGCAATGCGGATGGTGCTGGTTTCCATGGCGCTCACTCCGCGTGCTCGCCTTCGCTGAAGGCGCTGTCGGTGATGCGCTTCAGGAGGCTGGCGTAATGCTCAAGGGTGCCGAGATGGCCCCAGTTGATCTCGTCGGGGTGGGCATTGAAATGCTCGTCGCTGAGGCTTGCCAAGCGGACGAGCATCTCGTCGATTTCGGCTTTCTTGCCGATGAAGGCGTTCAAGGCCGCCTCCTTGTTCCGCGCAGCCTTCTCGGCGCGCAGTTGATGGCGGGGCGTTGTCTGCGGGTTCAGGCGGGTCATTGTGGCGGCTCCGTGGTGAGTTGCATCTTTTTCTTGAGACCACGTTCGCTCTGGTACGGAGGCTTATCAACTACATAAGAACATGATTTTGAATGATAATCGGAGCACGCAATGGAGGGTCTGAGCGAGCGCCAGTATGCCGCCCGCGTCGGCCTTTCACGTGGTGCAATCCAGAAGGCCAAAGCGACAGGGCGGCTGGTTCTGCACGGCGATGGCAGCATTGACGCGGTGGCCAGCGATGCCTTGCGCGCCGAAGCGACCGATCCGTCGAAGACCCGGAAAGCGCCGCAGCCAAAACTCAAGCCTGTCCCGGAGGCGGCAGTGTCCGCAGTCGGCGAGACGCTCCGTGAACAGGGGTTCGCGGCGCCACAAATCGGCAGCGGCACCACGTTCCTGCAGGCCAAGACGGCGAACGAAGTGCTGAAGGCGCAGGAACGGCGCCTCCGGCTACAGAAGCTGAAAGGCGAGTTGATCGACCGGGCCCGCGCGTTGTCGCTGGTGTTCCGGCTGGCGCGGCAGGAGCGTGACGTCTGGGTCAACTGGCCGTCCCGAGCGGCGGCGTTGATGGCGGCCGATCTGGGCGTTGAGACCGCCGCGATGCAGAAAGTTCTGGAAAAACATGTCCGTGCCCAGCTCGACGATCTTGCCGAGGTCAAACCCGATCTCCGGTGATGCCGACGATGTGCTGGATTTCGACGGGGCTGCGGAAATCCTGCGCGCCTGGGGTGCTGGCCTCACGCCGGATGCGGACTTGACCGTGTCGGAATGGGCGGACCGGCACCGAATGCTTTCAGGGCGCGCTTCGGCAGAACCCGGGCGGTACCGAACGGCACGCACGCCCTACATGGGCGAAATCATGGACCGGCTTTCGCCCGGCGATCCAACGCAGCGGATCGTGTTCATGAAGGCGGCGCAGGTTGGCGCGACCGAGGCCGGGAATAACTGGATCGGCTTTGCGATCCACCAGGCACCGGGTCCAATGCTGGCGGTCCAGCCAACGGTGGAATTGGCGAAACGAAACTCGCGCCAGCGGATCGACCCGCTGATCGACGAGAGCCCCGAATTGCGGGAGCGGGTCAAACCGGCCCGGTCCCGCGACGCGGGCAATACGATGCTTTCCAAAGAGTTCGCGGGCGGCATCCTGATCATGACCGGGGCTAACTCAGCCGTGGGGCTGCGCTCGACACCCGCGCGCTACATCTTCCTCGACGAGGTCGATGCCTATCCGGCATCCGCTGACGACGAAGGCGATCCGGTCACGCTGGCCGAAGCGCGGTCGCTGACATTTGCCCATCGGCGTAAGGTGTTCCTGGTCTCGACGCCGACGATCCGGGGGCTCAGCCGGATCGAGCGCGAGTTCGAGGCGAGCGATCAGCGGCGGTTCTTCGTGCCATGCCCACATTGCGGTCAGGAACAGTGGCTCAAGTTCGAACGGCTGCGCTGGCAAAAGGGGCGGCCAGAGACTGCTGAATATCACTGCGAGGGCTGCGACCAGCCCATCGCAGAGCACCACAAGACGGCGATGCTGGAGGCTGGCGAATGGCGCGCGACTGCGACGGCCGCCGATCCTGGCACTGTCGGCT